TGTGATGTACAAGCCGGGAGGTACGGCAGCCCGTGGCTACGGCACAGCACACACCAATCAACGTAAACGCTGGGCACCCATCGTCAATGCAGGCAACGCCTACTGCTGGCGATGCGGACAGTGGATCCAACCTGGCACACCATGGGACGCAGGCCACGACGACCACGACCGCACCATCTACCGAGGCCCTGAACACACACGATGCAACCGTGGAGCCGGCGCACGCAAAGGCAATAGGCGCCGAGCACGACGCCGCAAGCTCATCGACTACACCGCGCGTTGGTGATCTCGTTTTTTGGTAGCAAGATCACGACTCCCATCACAGTCGCGCGTTCCCTCCCTGAAGATCCAATTCCTGACGTAAGGGGGCGGATTTCGGGTGGTTGACGATGTTGCGCTCCGAAACCGTCGGAACTACCGCCATCGCAAGGGTGACCACTCACTGTGCCGTCCTCAGCGTTGCGATAAGGCTCCGGGCGCGATGCTGCGGATTTCGCCCTCGGTGCAGTCTGGGGTGATCGAGGCGTACCGGGCCGGGCTTGAGGCGGCTGGCCGGCTGAATTCTCCGGGTGGTGAGCTAGTGATCCTGTTGGCGACTCGCCTGGTGGAGGGGACGCACACGGCGTCGGCGCTGGCGTCGCTGAGCCGGGAGCTGCGGGCTGCTTACGATGCGGCAGTAAAGGACGCGGAGACTGAGTCGGCGGATGTGATCGACGGGATCTTTAAGACGGCATGACCGCGACGCTTGATCGGGTACGAATCGAGCCCGCTTACCTGAACATTCCGATGCGGGCCGGGTCGGCTGGGGACAAGGTCGTTGCGGTTTGCGCGTCGGTTGGCCGGATCTTGGATGATGAGCAGGCCTTCGCCGCGGATGTGTTGATGTCGGTCAATGCGGATGGGATCCCGGCCGCGCTTGAGGGTGGCGTGATCTCGTCTCGGCAGAACATCAAAACGTTCCTGCTCGAGGGCATCACGTTGACGAAACTCCTTGAGCCGGACTTGCCTGGTGATGAAGGTAAGCCGCGGTTGGGCATCTGGTCGGCGCAGCAGTTCGATACGGCGCAGGAGTCGTTCAAGAACTTTGATGAGCTGTTCGCGGGGTTTCCGCATTTGTCGCGGCGGGTGAAGCAGGTTCACCGCAGCAACGGCGAGGAGGAGATCGAGCTTCACGGGCGTCGCCGGTTGAAGTTCAAGGCTCGGTCGAAGTCTGCTGGGCGTGGCTTGACCGGTGATTTCGTGATTCTTGATGAGGCGTTCGCGTTGCTGCCGAGTCATATGGGCGCGTTGCTGCCGACGTTGTCGACGCGGCGGCGGGCTCACGTGCTGTACGGGTCGAGTGCTGGCCGCCCCGAGTCGGGGGTGCTGCGGTCGCTGCGCGACCGGGCGCGTGCGGGTGGGCCGGACGCTCCCGCATATGTGGAGTGGTGCGCTCCGGGGTCGTGGGAGAACCCAGGGTGCCGGCGGCGTGATTGCAGCCACACGGTTGGGTCGTTGGGGTGTGTCCTGGACGATGAGGATGCGTGGCTGCGGGCGAACCCGGCGATGGGCCGGCGGATCACCGTGGGGTTTATTCGTAAGGAACGCCAGGCGATGCCTCCGGAGGAGTTCGCTCGGGAGCGGCTGGGCTGGTGGGATGATCCGGTCGCTGGGGTGCAGCCGATCAACCCGGCGGCGTTTGCGATGCTCGCCACTCGCCGCCCCAAGGCGGTGGGGGATCGGGTGTTTTTCATCGACGCACAGGGGGTTCGGGCTGCGTCGATCGGGATGGCCTACCACGGGCCGGATCAGCCGTTCACGGAGCTCGCCTATTCGGCTGACGGCACCGACTGGCTGATCAAGGTTTGTAAGCGGATTGCTGCGAAGCATCCGGGTGCTACGTGGGCGTTGGAGAAGGCCGGCGCGGCGAGCGCGTTCCTGCAAGCCCTCGACGAGATTGGGATCGAGCCAGTCTTGTTGAGTGGGCAGGAGATGGGCCGCGCCCACGTCCACTTGCAGAACCTCGTCGCTGACCGGGGGATGGGGTTCAACGCGGAGGACTCCGACAAGCTCCTGAACGCCCTGGGTGGTGCGGTGCGTCGCGACCGCGCCGAAGGGCTCTGGACCTGGAACTACCTCAAGTCGACCACGAACATTTCCCCGATCGTCGCTGTGACGGGTGCGTTGTGGCTCCTCGAAACCACCCCACCACCACCCATGATCTTCTAGGGATGTGACGTATGGGGTTCTGGGACTGGCTGACCGGTGCTGGGGCGCACCCGAATGCCACCGTGGGGACGCCGCCGACGGTGGGCCCTCAGTACAGCCCTGGCGACCCGGACGGGGTCGAGATTCTCACGCCCGAACCGGCGACGCAGCAGCGGATGGCGGTGATCGTCCCGTCGGGGTGGGATGGCCTGCCCGCGGGTTGGGCTCCCCAATGGTCCGCTTCGTCGAACTTCGAGGACACGGTCGACACCGCGTGGGCCGCGCTTGACCTGAACTCGTCGGTGCTGTCGTCGATGCCCGTCTACCGGATGCGCAACGGGCAGATCCTCGAACCGACGTCGTGGATGACAAACCCCGATCCGACGATCTACACGGGGTGGGCGGAGTTCTCGAAGCAGTTGTTCTGGGACTATCAAGCAGCGGGTGAGGCGTTCGTCCTGCCGATGGCCCCTGGCGCGGATGGGTGGCCGCTCAACTTCCGGGTGATCCCACCACCGTTCGTCACCGTCGAAATGAACGCCGGGATCCGCAGGTACTGGCTCGGTGGCACTCTCGACGTCACCGACGACATTCTCCACATCCGGTACAAGTCCCGCACTGACAACCCCCATGGGGTGGGTCCGTTGGAGTCGGGCCGGAACCGGCTGATCGCTGCTGGTGTCCTCTCCCAGTACGTGAACGAGATCGCGGAGGGTGGCTGGATTCCCCCCTATTTCCTTGAAACCGATGCGCGGATGAGTAGGGCGCAGACGGATGAGCTGCTCGAGCAGTACATGGCGTCGCGGATGGCGAGTTTCGGGCAGCGCGGGAAACCGGGTGTGCTGTCCAGTGGGCTGAAGGCCAGGTCGTTGCAGTTGACCCCCGAGCAGTTGTCTCTCGTTGACTTGTCGAAGTGGAACGAGTCGCGGATCTCGGTGCTGTTGGGGGTTCCGCCGATCCTGCTGGGTCTGCCGTCGGGCGGCGACTCGATGACGTACAAGAACGTCGACAGCCTGTTCGACTTCCACGACCGGGCCGGCCTGAAACCGAAGGTGACGCATGTGATGCAGGCACTGTCGGGGTGGGCTTTGCCGCGGGGTCAGACGGTGGAGTTGAACCGCGACGAGTACACCCGCCCGTCGCTGCTGGAGCGTGCCACCGCCGACGAGAAGTTCGTCGCGATGGGCGCCTTGAGCGTGGAGCAGGTGCAGACGATGGAGCGGTTCACCGGTTCGGTAGCCGCTGAGGCTCTGACCGGCGGCGCGGGAGGCTAGGTATGCCACTCAACCGATCTCCGGTGGAGATCTTCGAACGGTCCAGCCCGGCAGTGCTCGAGGACGTCAACTTCAAGGACCGCACCATCGACGTCATCGCCGTGCCATGGGACGAAGAAGCCGAAGTCTTCTGGCGCAATCGGTACTGGAAAGAAATCTTCGAGCGTTATTCCCTCGACGAAGCCGCCCGAGACAAAGCTCGCGTCCCGGTGAACCGGCAACACGACCGGGCGGACACGGTCGGCCGGATCGTCGTCATCGAACCGCGCGGCCATGAGCGTGGCGCGCTGGCGTCGGTGAAGATCGCCCGAACCCCTCGGGGGGATGAGACGCTACAGCTCGCGTCGGAAGGCATGTTGGGTGCGTCTGTCGGCTATATCCTCCGCAAGCCGTCCGACGTCATGGTTCTTACGCGGCAGGGGATCCGTCGCGTACAACGGGCGTTTCTCGACCATCTGTCGATGGTGGACCGCCCCGCATACAAGGGTGCAGAAACCGTCGCGGTCCACGACCTGTGGACCCCGCATCCGGAGGCTGGGAAGCAGCCTCTGGCGACGCCGGTCCTCGATGAATACCTAACCGATCCCACGCTGTCGTGGGCGAAGGACCGGGTTTCGCAGGACTGAATTCGCACGTCCGCCGCTCTGGGAAGCGGAGTTAAACACCTGGGTTGCGGGTGTGATCGCTGACGTGCTTTCCAATTCGATCTCTTTGGAAAGCAGGTACTCCCATGCCCGCAAATGGGCAAGCAACCGACGCGATGATTCGCCGGCACGAGGTTGAACTCAACGAACGCACCTCGGCCGCTGACGCGATCATCGCGAACGCTCAGGATTCTGAGCGGGACCTCAACGACTCGGAGAGGGAAACTCTCGCCGGTCTGCGCACCCGCATGGGTGAGATAAAGAACGATCTCGCCGAGCTCGAATCAACCCGCGACATCACCGAGCAGGTTTACGCCCGCGCGAGGCAGGTCGACCAGGCGATCACCACCGCCCGTCGTGTCGGATCCACCGAGGTCGAGTACCCCTCGACGGGCGCTTACCTCATGGACTACATCGCCGGTGCGACCGGCTCCAAGTCGGCGATGGAACGTCTCGAGGTGTACACCCGCGCCGCCGCGCACCAGAAGACTTCGGACAACCTCGGCGTCGTCCCTGACCCGATCATCGGTGGGGTCGTCAACTTCATTGACGCGTCCCGGCCGCTGGTCAACTTCCTCGGCCCGCAGAACCTGCCGTCGGCGACGTGGTATCGGCCGAAGGTGACTCAGCGGACCCTCGTCGGGGCGCAGGGTTCGGCTGGTGCGGCAGCGGATGAAAAGGCGGAACTCTCATCGCAGAAGATGACCATCACCCGCCTGACGGGTACCGCGGTCACCTACGGCGGTTATGTGAACGTGTCCCGGCAGGACATCGACTTCAGCCAGCCGTCGATGCTGGATGTGGTGGTCAACGACCTCGCGTCGCAGTACGCCATCCAGACGGAGACGGCCGCCGGTGCCTTGATCGGCGCACAGGCCAACAACGTTGAGCTGGCCCCGGTCGCCGTGGGTGTCGCACCGTCCGCGACTGAGCTGACGGCGGGGTTGTGGACTGCGGTGGCGAACGTGTACGCCGCCGTCAAGGGTGTTGGGCGGGTAGGGCTGGTTGTGCCTCCGGCCCGGCTCGGCTCGTGGGGTGCCCTGTTCGCGCCGGTCAACCCGACGAACGCCCAGTCGAGCGGGTTCAACGCCGCCGACTTCGGTTCGGGGATCGTGGGCAGCATTTCCGGCATCCCGGTGATCTGCTCACCTTCCTACCCGGTGGTCACCAACCACTTCGGCGCGGTGTTCTCCACGGCGGCGGTTGAGGTGTATGAGCAGCGGGTCGGTGCCCTGCAGGTCACTGAGCCGTCGGTGCTCGGTGTGCAGGTCGCCTACGCGGGTTACTTCACGCCGATGCTCATTGAGACCGCCGGCGTGCAGCGCATCGTCAACCTCACCTGATCGGGAGCGCACATGTTTGTGAGTGAGGACGGGCACGTGTCCGGTTCCCTGGACCGGGCACAGCTGCTCGAGCTGTACGCAGAAGCCCCCGACGATCTCAAGGCCTATTACCGGGAGCTGCTCGGCGACTCCGAAGAAGGCCAAGCCGCCGACCAGTCAGCCGAAGCCGAAGTCGAGGATCTGTCTTCGCTGAAGAAGGCGGAACTCGTCGAGAAGGCCCAAGCAGCCGGCATCGACACGGAAGGCAAGGTCAAGGCTGACCTTGTCGAAGACCTGAAAGGGGTGACCGGTGGCGACGACAGCGTTTCGTGAGGACTATCTCGGGCGGGACCTCATCGCGCCGACATCGGCTGCGACGGATTTCCTAGGGACGGTGACCACGTCCACCGTCGACCGCCTCGGCCGGTCGCTGCGGCGGATCATCCGGCCGATCTCGTCTGCGGTGACCCTCAATCAGGAGATCCAGGTCACGGACGGCAAGAAGTACATCGTGACGGTGGCCGGCACCACCGGCGCGTCCGATCCGGCATTCCCTTCGGTGGGTGCGACCGTCGCCGACGGCACGGCCACCCTGCTGCGGACGAAGTAATCCGAGCGTGCCGGGGCGCAGCGATGGCGCCCCGGCACCTGAGCCACATCTACCACTGAAACGGAGCCGGTTAATGGCTGAAGACGAAACCGTCGAATCGGCTCCGGGCGAGTTCAAGGGCTCCGTCCTGATCCAGTTGTTCGACGAGAATGGTCAGCTGAAGGACGAACGCCGTGGTGACAATTTGATCACCGACGCGGGGGACCTGTATTACGCCGGGATGGCGATTGCGCTGGTCACGCCAGCCGCCCCGGCGCAGCCGACGAAGATGACGGGGATGAAACTCGGTACGGGTGCCACGGCTGTGGCCAAGGCCGGTGCCGGTGCTGCCCTCGTCACCTATATCTCCGGTAGCAACAACCCGTTCGACGCGACGTGGCCGGTCACCCAGAACCTCGGCGCGGGCCTCGGCGTCAACGGGCAGTACAAAACCAGCTGGGCTGCTGGGGACGTCACCAACGCGGCGATCACCGAGGCGGTCATCGTCAACGACGCCGCTGCTGACGCCACCACCACGGCGGCCAACACTGCCCACCGGATCGCGTTCACGGCGATCAACAAGACCGCCAGCGACACGCTCGTGATCACCTGGAACGCAAAGTTCCTGGGGGTCTGACATGTCCGCTGGCGGCTGGCTGGAGTGTTTGACCTCGGCGAAGGTCGCTGGGACGTCGCTGGTGTCGTTCACGACCGCGGTGACCGCGATCCCGTCGCCGGCGCGGCACACCATCCCCGCCGACGACTGGGATGAAGGCGACATCGTCGTCGTCGAGGCCGCTGGCCGGGTGTCGAACGTGGTCACCGCCCAGCCGACCTACACGTTCCAGTTCATGCTCGGCTCGGTGGCCACACCGATCATCGCCGCCACGACCGGGGCGGTGCTGACATCCACCACGGCGCACACAACCGTGCCCTGGTATCTGCGGTGGATGATGACCGTCCGGGCTATCGGATCAGGTACGTCGGGGAACCTGATGCACCAAGGCATCATCGCCTCCCGGGCGTTCATCGACGCGGGCGCGACCGCTGACATCACCACCTCCGGTCACCCGTTTCTGCTCGCCCCCGAGACGACGCCCGCAGTCGGCACCGGGTTCGACACCAACATCGCGAACGTCGCCGACTTCTTTATCGCCTGCAGCACATCCAACGCGTCGAACCTGATTCAGGTTGAGCAATACGCCCTGTACAAGACTGTCCGACTGTAAGGGGAGGACCCGGTGCCGGTCGGTGCGACATACACCAAGGACGAGATCAACAACACCGCGGGGCAGATCGCCCGGCAGGTCTTCGCTGCATTCGAGTCTGTTGAACAGTTCAAGGTGTTCCTCGACACCAAACCCGACGCTGACCTGATCGCCCTGAGCTTCACGCAGGCCGAGGTGACCCTCCTCAAGTCAGCCATCGGTGACCTCGAGCAGCTATCCAACATCTTCCTAGGTCAGGTGAACCTCGCGTCAGTGAAGGACTTCACAACCTTCGCTAAGCAGCTCATCGGCACCGGCCTGTACTAAGCCGGGAGGGCGGATAGCCCATGGCAACGCCGCCCACCTTCCAAGCCGAGTATGAGGCGGCCTGGGACACCACCACCACCCCGAAGACGGTCACTCCGACCACGGCTGCCGGTGACATCCTCGCCGTCTTCGGTGGCGTCGAAGATTTCGACCTTGCCACCCTGAACACGCCGACCGGGAACAGCCTCACCTACACGCAGCAGCAGGCCGTGGCGGTTTCCGGTAACTGGTGCGCCGCCCACATCTGGACTGCACCTGACGCCACGGGCGGCGCCGGCTGGACCTTGTCTGACACCAGAACCGCAGGTGTGGCGGTCTGGGGTTTCAACTGCCTGCGGTTCTCCGGGTCTGACGGGGTCGGCGCGTCGGCGAAGGCGAACACGACCGGCGCGCCGTCGCTGAACATCACCACCCAGGCCGACAACTCGGCGATCGTTGTTGGCGTCTTCGACTGGAACGCCGTCGACGGGGCCTCCCGGACGTGGCGAACGGTCAACGGGATCACCCCTGCCGCTGGTGACGGCGAGAAAACCTATTTCACCAACGGCGTCAACTACACCGTTTACGGCGCCTACTATTCCGACGCTGGTGCGGCCGGGGTTAAGACGGTCGGGTTGTCGGCGCCGACCGGCCAGGAATACTCGATCGTCGCGGTCGAGATCAAAGGCACCGCTGGTGGTGCCGCCGCCGCCCCAGCTGTCGGAATACGCGTCCGTCGTGGACCAGCCCCCCGCCGGGGGCCGCTCGGGCGGATGGACCTTCTCCGCGCCTACCATCACCGCCACCGCTCCACCGAGATCATCTCAGCTGCGGCCCTTACCGTTGATCAAACCGACGATGCCGGGTTGACCGACTCGGTCGCGTTCGTCCAGCAACTCGAGCGTACCGATTCGGCTGGGCTCACCGACAACACCGTATTCACCGAAGCCCTCGAGCACACCGACTCGGCTGGTCTGACCGACACGTCAACGGTCGAACTGGTCAAGCTGATCACCCAAACCGATTCGGCTGGTCTGACCGATTCGGTGTTGTTCACCGAAGCCCTCGAGCGAACCGATTCAGCTGGGCTCACCGACTCGGCGTCGATTCAGCAGGAACTGGTTCGTACCGACTCGGCGGGCTTGACCGATAGCAATGTCCGCGAGCTCGTCAAGCTGGTCACCGCCGACGACCCGGCTGGACTGACCGACACCACGGCGTTTGCTGAGCAGTTGGTCCGCACCGACAGTGCCGGCCTAACCGATACGACTGCGCTAACCGAGCAACTGGTCCGTACCGACAGCGCTGGGTTGACGGACACCAGCGTCGTCGGGCTGTTGAAGGACGTCACCCAGACCGACTCGGTCGGGCTCACCGATACCCGACTGTTCATCCAGGCCCTGGTCCGCACTGACGATTCCGGCCTTACCGACTCGGTGGACATCGGCGGGACCGCAGGCACCGCGATTATCCCGAAGGCCGCTCTGATCGAACCCGGCACTAGGGCATACGCAGCTATCGAACCTGGGATACGGGTCGGGGTGAACGCTGAGCCTGGCACTCGCGGAGCCGCAGCCCTCGCGGGTGCCAGCAAAACCAGCGCCAACGTCGAACCCGGCACCAGGAGCGGACCGAATATCGAGGGTGGTGTCTGATGCCGGTCGACCTCGGCGATTCCGTCACCCGCTCCATCAACCTCACCAACGCAGCCGGGGCAGCGGTAGCCGCCGATTCCACCCCTACCTACGCGATCACCAAACCGGACGGCACCGCCGGCACGCCGCCGACCGTGCAGACCGGGGTCACTGGTGAGTATTACGTCGTCTACCCCACCGCCACCCTCATCCCTGGGCTCTACCGGGAACTGTGGACCGCGATCGTCGGCGGGGTCACCATCACCCTCCCGCGTGTTTTCACCGTCGAGGACCCGGCTAATCCGCCGTTTATCGGCACCGACGAGGCACTAGCTCACCTCCGCGCCAGTGGCGTCATCACCGGCCCCGTTGATCTGGAGCAGCTGCGGTGGCTGTGCATGGTCTCCTCTGACGCCGTCGAACGCGACCTCGACCGCACGATCGCCCGCCGCACAAAGACCGACGTCTTCAACGGTGGCGACTATCAGCATCTGCTGGATTACCGGCCCGTCATCTCCATCACGTCGGTTACCGAGTCGGGCACCTTGCTTGCCGCCTCTGACTATGTCCTCAACACCAAGTTGGGGATTCTCTACCGCGGCGGCACCACCAGCCCCCGCAGCTTCACCTGGGGTCGGCAGAACGTCACCGCTGTCTACGTCGCCGGCCTCCTCGACCCGCCACGG